AGCCATGATGCTTGCCATCATCACCAACCCAGAGGAAGGCAAAGAACTGGACATGAAAAGCGGTAAAGGCTGAGCTGAAAAAAGACAACCTGTTGCTGCTGCAGCTTGGGGTTGCAAAAGAACTTGGATATAGCTTGGCGCGATTAAACCAAGAGGTAACGCTTGAAGAGTTGCTGATATGGTCTAGTTATTTTGAGCTGCAAAACGAAGAGCAAGATCGTAGAATGAAGCAAAGCCGTAGGTAAGTCGTGTCGGTTGTCGCCAACGTTGCCATTAACGTCGACAGCCGCGACGCAGTTAGCAAGCTTCGGCAGGTGCAGCAAGGCGCGCAGGCAACTAGCCAAGCGGTTGATAAGTTAAATGCGACGAATGACGCACTTGCTGCATCATTTACAAAATCTGGCAAACCAATACAAACCGCTGCCAATGGTATGCGGTATTTTGTTGATGCAACTGGACGCGCCAGAAAAGAAAACGGGCAGTTTGTAACAACAGCCGAGGCAGCGGCAGCGGGACTTCAAAAACAAGGAAAAGCTGCGCAACAGGCTGGCGCTTCAGTTTCAAATTTTGGCAGCACAATTCGTGGGCTAATCGGTTCTTTTGCGGCAATCCAAGCCGCTAAGTTTGTTTTTGTTAATGCGGCTGAAATTGAAACACAGACGCGCAGCCTTCAGGTTTTAACGGGCAGCACAGAAAAAGCTGGGCAGATCGTCAAAGAGTTGCAAGACCTTGGCGCAGTCACGCCGTTTACCAGCAGTGAGCTTATTGATGCCGCTAAACGGTTGCAGGCGTTTGGAGTTGAAACTAACAAGGTAGTTGAAACAACGCGCAGGCTTGCCGATGTAAGCGGTGCAACAGGTGCCGAGCTGCAAGGCTTGGTTACGGCCTATGGGCAAGTGCAAGCCAAGGGCAGGCTGCAAGGTGAAGAACTACTGCAGTTCCAAGAACGTGGTGTTGCACTGCAGCAGGTATTGCGTGAGGAATATGGTTTAAGCGGCGAGGAGTTCCAAAAGGCACTTGAAAAAGGACGCATCAGCGCAGAAGCGGTTGAATTCGCAATTCAAAAACTTACTGATGCCGGCGGTAAATATGCCAATGGCGCCATCGCTCAGAGCGATACGCTAAACGGCAGGCTTAGCACATTGCAGGATTCAATCCAAGTATTAGCGCAAACTATTGGCAGAACTTTAGCGCCAGTTTTTCAATGGGCGCTAACTCAAGCAACTGCAGTGGTCAGCGAGATACAACGAATCCTAGACGAAGCTAATAACGCTGGCGGCGCCAGAAATCGCGAGGCTCAATTTGCGCGAAATGCTGATGCAGCGGTGCGAGCCATGAGGCTTAATCCATTTACACAGCAAGGCATGATGGCTGACATGCGTCAGCGAAATATCGAGCAGCAGCGAGCGGATTATAGACTGCGCCAACAGCAAGCAAGGACACCATCCGCACCAAGCATTACTACTTTGCCGCCTTTATTGGGCGCCGCAGCCGGTGGCGGCAAAGGTCGTGGTGGTAAATCAGACGCAGAAAAAGCAGCCGAAAAAGCAGCGCGTGAAGCTGAAAAGCTACGGCAAGAGCTTGAACGGTCGCTCGAGGTTGGCGATCAACTTGGCACGCAATTTAGTCGCCAAGTAGCGTTGCTGTTTGAGGGATCAGAAATTGAACGCAAGCGCCTGCAAATTCAATTTGATTTCCAGGACCGCGCTAAGCAAATTGCAGAGCTGAAGAATGCTGAGCAGCGCACCAACCTGAATCAGCTCAACGCCGAAATCCAGCGACTTGAGATCATTCAACTACAAACGGAAGAACTGAAAAAGCAAGCAGAAGAAGCTGAGAAGCTCTTTAAGCAAGCGATGGAAGGCGCAGAGTTTGGCGCAGCAGGCCAAGGCACTGTTGTATCTGGCTTGAGTGATGCAATAGCCAAACTCAAGGAAGACCTGAATCCAATCAAACTGCAGATTGACGCGATCGTCAACGGCGCCAATGCAATCGGCAGCGCATTTGGCCAAGCATTCCAAGATGTCGCAACAGGTGCTAAGTCAACGCAAGAAGCGCTAGCAGATGCGTTTGAGAGTATCGGCAAGGCATTTATCAGCATGGCCGCCGAGATCATTGCCAAGCAGATGACCCTAATTATTCTGCAAACCATCTTTAACGCGTTGAGCGGTGGCGGCAGTGCTTTAGGTACAGCAAACAAGAACCTTACTGGCACGGGGGCGCTAAAAACTCCGATTCCAGGATTGGCTATAGGCGGTCGCGCCAACGGCGGCCCAGTTAGCGGCAACCAGCCTTACATCGTCGGCGAGCGTGGTCCCGAGTTGTTTGTGCCTGGTGTTAGCGGCAGTGTCGTATCCAATGCTGATACCCGCGCCGCATTAGCCCAGCAAGCTACAAACCGTCAAGGCAATGACACGCGGGCGATGCTGAATCAGCAAACTGCTAACCGCCAGATGAATGCTGGCGGCAGTGCAATGCAGCAAAAACCGATTGAGGTGAAGTATGAATCGACCGTGATCAACGGCGTTGAATACGTCACCACTGAGCAGCATCAGCGTGGCATTGCATTGGCAGCAGAACGCGGCAGGGCACTTACACTGCAAACACTGCAAAACTCAGTAAAAACACGTAAGCGCGTAGGTATGGCATGAGCACATTTGCATTCGTCAATTATGCGCGCTTTCTGCAGGGCGATGGCACGCCAACCTCGCCGGTTTACGCCTATCAAAACTTCTCCATCAATCAAACACGCACGTACAGCAGCGTGACCTATGCGTTTGCGCCATTCGGCTACACGCTGGGTGCTGGCAGCAAGGGCGGCGACCGCAGCGAATCCAGTCTTGTTGCAGGATTGGATCCGATCAGCGTCAACATCTTTGCTGAGGCAGTTGAGTCGCGCTGGCTGCTGGACATCAAAACCGTCAGCCTTGACCCAGAAACATTTGCTGATGATGCATTGGTGCGGTCTGAGCTGTGGCGCGTGGCGCAGTACGAAATGGACACCGAGCGCGTAATCCTTAAGCTCTCCAGTCCGCTTGATGCCACCAAAGGCGACATCCCTAAGCGCCGCCTAACCACTGGCATTGTTGGTGCGTTGCCCAGCACCGGCAACGTGGTGATCAGTTGATGGATTGGAAGCGCTGGATTGGGCTGCCGCATGAGTTTGGCGCCGATCCCGATGATGGCGTCGCGGCTGACTGCCTAGTGATGGTGTGGCGCATTCTTGATGATGCCGGCATCCATCACCCGTCAATGAATGCACAGTGGCTGCAGCTTGCTGAGCAGAAGCGTTGGCCAGAGCTAGAGCAGTTATGGCGTGATGGCACCGTTGAACTTGATGGCCCGCAGCAGCACGCCGTAACGCTGATCCGCAATGGCCCAGCCGGGCTTGGCGTAAGTATCGTTGTAGATGATGGGCTTTTGTTGGTGCATCACAGACGTGGCGTCCGATGGGTGCCGCTGTCGTATATGCCAAGTCTTCGCTTTTACACCTTTCGCTGATGCTGCCTTCTGATCGCTACCTCGCAAGCCTGCTGGGTCTGACAGACGAGCAGTATTTGTACTTCAAGGCTGAAGTGGCGCGACATGCCAAGGAGCAGCCGGAGCCAGCGGTAATTGCAGGCGTTGAAACGATCATCGCCATCACCCTCAGCGTGATTGGCATTGGCTTTCAAATTGCAGCGTCATTCCTGAAGCCAAGCGTTCCGCAGCAGCAAGGCGGCCGGCCGGCACAGTTGCAGGCACGCAACCGCAGCGATGCGCCGATCACCAACAACCAGCGCTATACCCCGCGCTACGGCTTCGACAGCACGCAGGACATCACCACACTCGGCAGCACTATCCCACTGGTGTATGCGCTGCGTGAGGCCATCAGCGGCACAACCTACGGCGGCGTGCGCGTAAGCACCCCGATGCTGTGGAGTCAGATCTACAGTCTTGGCGGCAGCCAGCTGCTGCGTGCGATCTTCATGATCGGCGAAGGTCCGATCGGCGGCATTGACGCCAAAAACTTTGCGGCTGGCGGCAACACGCTGGCCAGCTACGACTTCGGCAACAGCACTGCAAACAGCGCCGGCAGCAGGCTCACCGTTTATGGCCGCGTGGGTAGTGGCCTGACCACGCGCATTGCATCCGGTGATCGGATCTTCGGCCGTGCCGCTAACGCCGATGCGGGCAATGCGCAGAACGCAGGCGGATCTGATGTGTTCATGGTGCGCCGTGGCAGCAGTTGGGCGGCAGACTTCAGCAGCGCCACTCGCCCAAGTAATCAAACAATCTTTGGCGTCTACACGCTCATCGGTAATGACTTTGGCTTTAAGGTCAATCCAGTGATTCGCCCGCGTGTACAAGCGCAGTTGGTGCCTGAAGGCGAAGATGGCGATGCGCAGGTGAAGTGCAAGATTGACGATGTTGCGTGGGCGCAACGTAAGAAAGCACAGACCTACTTCAGTAGCCGCAGCGGATTGGTGAGCGGCAGCGTCGGCAGCGTCGGCAGCACGATCACCTACAAGCTCTATCCCACCAGCGACAAGGACACGGAGTTCAGCCGCGATCTACGCACGCTGACCAATACGGCAGCATGGAGCGTCAGCAAAGAGCAGATCACAAAAGAAGGCGCTGCTGGTTACAACAAACCAGCAAGTCAAGACAGCCGCGCAAAGTGGGTTTACGAATACGACGATGAATCAGTTTCAGATCTAAAAAGCCGACTGAGTGCAACTGTCAACAGCGTAACAATCGACTCCGAAGGCATTGGCACGTTAAACGCAACTTTTACTTTTGATACAACTGGACTTGGTGTTTACGACGACAGCGATAATATCGACACAGATATTGAAGTATTGAAAGCAAGTAAGTTCCGCGTTACCTTCACCAACCCAGCGATCACGGACGATGACGACGAAGCGGTCTGCAAGTACACCGTCAAGATCCGGGTCCGCACAAAAGCAACTCAAAAAATTAAACGTGCAACATTGAGCAATGTCAGCCTCAGTACAACTACAGCAGTCGTAGATGGTGTCACTGTTGTGACTAGCGTTAGCGCTAGCGGCGGAGGAGGTGAAATTGATATTGATGCGGTCAACAATAACCAAACGCCAGTCTTCAGAATTCAAGACGGCACCAGCGTAACTGGCAATGGCACCATCACTGTCACCAAAAACCTAAAGTTTGATGCCACGCAAATTCATATCGAAAAGTGTGCCGATGTAGCTGGCACCGTTGCAGGCCGCCAAAAGACATGGGACGACGCGATCATCCCAGGCGAGCTTTACAAAGTCGGCTCAGCACTTGCAATCTGCACTAGCCGCACCGATGACGTGTTTGTCTCAGAAGCCGATATATCTAGCGGCAGCGGCACTGAAATCACTGCGGTGTTTACGACTGTGCGCACTGGATCAGTCACGCTCAATACGCAAGCCAACATTGAACGCGATGGCGATGACTACCTAGCGGGCAGTTACGAGCTGCGCAATGTCGCCACGGTTGATGGCCACGTATTGCGTTGCGCCATCGCAAGCGTTTCAACCACACGCCCATGTCAAGCGGTTGAGTTTGGCATCCGCTCGCGCATTGGCATTCGTATCAACGGATTCTGCAATCTCAAGGATTCGATCAGCTTTACCCAAGCTGATAATCGCGCCTGCATTAGCCGCAAAGATGACATCATCGAGCGCGGCTCCACTCTCAAGGTGGATGTGTTCCAAAGCAACACGATCACAACTACAGAGGAGCGCTACAGCTTCTTCAAAATCGGCTACCGCGAAGCCGGCAGCGGCGGTGCGTTTACGATCCTGAGCAACACTTACGGCATTCGCGGCGCAACACAGCAGAACGTGTTCAACTACGTGCAGCTGAACATGCCATCGTTGAAGCAGTGGGAGTTCAACATTGAACCGCTATCTGGTTTTGAGGTGCGCGCGGGCACTGGCATTAATACCCTCTACGTCCTAGATGCACGCCTCAGCACACGGCAAGTGGTGACTGATGGTTCGGTCACCGTTGCCTTCAATGGGGAATCAGTTCCGCGTACAGCTGAGCAGTTTGCTATTGCTGCAGTACGCGGTGAAGGGAAAGGCATCCCCGAACTGGATCCAAGCAACTACGGCAGCGCAGCGGATCGCAGTTACCTCGACACATGGGGCAAGCTTGCGGAAGCCTTCGTTTATGAAGAGGCCCAAAGCAGCGCCGGCAGTGGACCTGAACACGAGGTGGTTTACATCAACGAGATCGTGCCGAATGCCACGGCACCGGTTTATGACGACCTCGCCCTAGTCGGCATCAACGTGATGAGTTCGGTTGAGTGGCAGCAGTTTGGGCAGTTCAGTTGTTACGTGACCGGCGGCAAAACGTGCCGGCGCTTGCGCAACAGCCTTGCGGTTGGCGCCACGCACCTATTCCCGGATGTGCTGCTGGATCTGATGACCAATGCCACCTATGGCGCTGGCGATCTGATCACCGATGAGATGATCGACCTTGACGCCTTTGAGACAGCAGCGGATTGGTGCTACGACCGCAAATACTTCTTTGAGGGCGTGCAAG